GCTCAGCATCAACGCAAGTTGCTGTTATGGGTTCTGTAGCGGCTACAGCTATCTCATCTGAATCAGCAGGTGGTTCAGGTAATCCACAAGACTTTGAAACAGTTATCCCTTCAGACACAAAGAAAACTATTTCTTTACAACTAATTGCGGCGCGGAGCGTCTTAAGAAATATTGGTGGTATTGACGTAGACAATATGTCAAGAATCATGGGTAACGCAATTTCTGCTAAAGTAGATACTATGGTATCAGCAGAGATGGCTAACTTAACGCAACAAGAGATCACTGAAACTGGTTCACAAGCTCTATTAAAAGAGTTCTATGAAGCAATTGGTGCTATCAGAGCGGCAGGTGAGGGCGGACCTCTAAACGCAGTTATTTCTGCGGCGGCATACAAAGAGTTTATGACTGATATTGGTTCATCAGCTTTTGCGGCTTCAGACGTACAAAACCAAGCAATGAGAACAGGTGCTATTGGAACCATCAGTGGCGTTCCATGTTATGTTTCACAATTCTTAAATGACACTAACACAGGTGTTACTGGAACTAAAGCGGCAATCTTCTCACAAGATGCTTTAAGAGGCGCAACTCAAGGTGGCGTAAAAGTAGATATAGATAATAGAGCCAGTGCTGTGGGTGTTGACTGTGTGGCAAGTATAGCCTTCAACGTAGCAACGCTTGATGCAACACGTGGTATCTTATTGAAAGATGCGGCATAATAACTAATACTGTTGGGGGATATATTCCCCCAACAACTATAGGAGAATATATATGGCATTTGCTACAAATAACAATTTACAAGAATATGCACCTGAAGTTTTTGACCAGGGAGTTGATGATTGGACAGATGAATTAGCCAAGGCTGAAGAAGATGTTAAGAACTTGATTCAATTCAAATGGTTCAATAAGTTTTACAGCAGAGATCAATACAATGCAAGTAAACTTGTAGAGTCACAATGGACAAAGACAACAGTATATCAAGCCTTATATGCCTATATCTTACCAAAGTTAAGTACATTCAGACCTGAAGGTGACCCTTTTAGAGAACAACTATCTTTCTACAAAGATAGATTCACTGAAGAGTGGGAACTACAGTTTGGTATTGGTATAAAGTATGACTTTGAAAATGATGGATCAATTGGCAATGAAGATGTCAAGCAGGTATCACAAGATAGGTTGTACAGATAATGGCACGTAGAGAAGATATATTATCAGCTGTTATAAAAGAACTAAAGAAACAACGTAGTGTTAAGTTAGGTAAAGTTGAGAGAGATCCAATTGACCCTAATGAACTACCAAAAACAGCATTTCCAGCAGTATATGTTGAAACATCAGATGAAGACATTGAAGATATTACTATGACAATGGGAACTGACGGGTTACAACGCAGAGGTACTATGGAAATAGATCTTGTATTGTTAATTGGTGGACGTTCAAGAGATACTCAGCGGAACATTGCTGTGGAAGCTATTGAAAACACACTGATGGCAGATAGAACATTAGATTCTACTGTAGAAGATATTAGGCTCACAAGAGTTGAGACTGTGACAACTGGTGAAAGTGCACCTTTTGCAAGTTGTAGAATGATATTCACAATTGAATATTGTTATAAATTAAATAACACATAGGAGACATCAATATGTCAAACTGTTACGCAGGAAAAGATGGTGCTCTTTCAGTAGGGGGCACAAACGTTGCAATGTTGACTTCATGGACTGTTACACAAAATGCAGAATTATTAGAATGTAACTACATGGGGGCAGATTGGAAAACAAGTAAGTCAGGCTTAAAAGGTTGGGAAGGTTCAGCGGAAGCTAACTTTACTGATACAGCAGGTGCTGGATCAGACCAAGCGGCTAACGCCTTAACTGTTGGTGATACTGTTACATTATACTTCTATCCAAATGCATCTGATACAGATTTTGGATTTACAGGTAGTGCAGTTATTACAAGCATTGAAAACTCTGCTACATTAGGTGAAGTACAAACTGTAAGTTTAAGTTTCACTGGTAGTGGAACATTAACAACAGACGTTACTGTATAATTGATCATATCATGGGCTACTCAAGTAAGACAACCAGAAAAATGTTGAAAGAGTTAGCCCGTGATTATGACAAATATCAACGTAGTCTGTTTACAAATTTAGTAAGCCAAACGCCTATTGATACTGGCCAAGCACAAAGAGGCTGGAAAAATGTTACACAAATGAGTGACGTTATAGGCACAGGCAAAACAAAGGTAGTCATAAGAAATGATGTACCTTATATAGAAAGGTTGGACGGCAACCCAGGCTGGAGTGGACAAGCCCCCAAAGGTATAGTCAAGCCAGTGTTAGCAAGAGTCCGTAAACCATAACAAGGATGAAAAAACAAATGACAAAGAGTACATTAGAAAAAGCAAGACATCACTTTCATAGTGCATTAGCACATGATTTAATAAAAATTGAAGTTCCTGAATGGGAAGAAACAATTTATTTTAAAGCGGCAACAAACTTTGCTGTAGAAAAAAAGATTATAGAGTTACATGGTAAAGGAGACCTTGTTGAAGCTTTGGTTGAAACATTGATTGCTAAAAGTCTAACAAAAGATGGTAAGAAAATGTTTACAGCGGCTGATAAAGTTGTATTGATGAGAGAAGTTGATCCTGAAGTGATCATACGTATTGTTGGTGCAATGAATGATGCTAAAAAGGAAGCACAAGACGCCATGGGAAACTCACCAAAGATTTAGAGACCCTGTTTTTGTTCAAAATAGCAGAAACACTAAATCAACCGGTAGAATGGGTCCTCAATAATGTTAGCACAATTGAGTTAGAAATGTGGGCTAAATATTTTGAGTATCAGGTTAATCAAACCAAGAGGAAATAAACTATGGCAACCAAACACACTATTGAGATTCAAGCAAAGGACAAAGCCAGTAGAGCTATCAATAAGGTAGACAAAGGTTTAGACAGAACAGCACGTAGAGCTCTTATGCTCAAAGGTGCTATTGGTATAGCAGGTGCGGCAATTGCGGCGCTTGGAACAATGGTAGTGTTTAAACGTGTTATTGATGATATGGACAATCTTGCTAAAGCGGCAAGAAACGTAGGTATCACATCAGAGAAAAGTTTTGCAAAGTTTCAGGTAATTAGAAAACTATTAGAAGAAGGTGGACTATCAGCAGAAGAAACTGATAGAATGTTTAGAAACCTTGAAGGACGTATGGCGGCTGGTATAGCCGGCAACAAACAGTATGCTGAAATCATGGCAAAACTTGGTGACAGTATATTTGATGTAAATGGTAAACTCAAAGACGCACCAGATCTATTTACAGCAGTTGCTCAAGCAATGCAAGAAGGTACAATTGGTATGGCTGACGCTCAGAAAATACTGGGTGAGATGGTTGGTCCTAAAGTACTTGGTGTATTCCAACAATTAAAACAAGACGGAGTTGGTGTAGGTAAAGCATTGGCTGATGTAGCAGATAGTATGAACATAGTCAGTCTTGAAGATGCTCAACGGGCAGAAGTATTCAATGATAGTTTGAGTAGATTAGGTGATCAATTAACATACCTAATGCAAGAAGCTCTTATACCTATATTACCATACATGACAGAATTTGTAAAAGACTTGGCGGCAAGTGCACCAGGTTATTTAGAAAAGTTCAAAGACGCTATGGCGGCTATGCAACCAATATTTGATGCTATTGGTATGGTACTAACAGATGTTGTTGTACCAACTTTAAAAGTATTCTTTGAGTTTTTAAGTTCAATGGTAGAAGTAATGAAGCCTATATATGAAGCGGCATTACCATTGTTTAAATTAGGATTAGAAGCTGTAAGCACAGCAATGGAATTTGTTGTTAATACTATAAAAGAATTTGAAGATGAAATAATAGGTGCAATTGAAACTGTAACAGACTTTGGTAAAAAGATCAAAGAAAACTTTGGTGGCATCAAAGATAGTGTTGTAAATGCAACAGAAGCAACAACAAGCAAACTAAAAGAACTATGGTCAGGTGCTTATGATTATTTGGTAGGTAACAGTATTGTTCCTGAACTTAAAGAAGAAATAGTAAGTGAGTTCAGAGAAATGAAAGATATGACTACAACATCTACACAAGAACAAGTAGATGAAATCATATCAGACTATGATAGATTACAAAAAGCAATGATGAAGAAAACTGATGAAATGAAAGAATCTAATGCAAGTTTTGTTGAAGACTTCAATAAACAGTTTAATGATATATTAGCAGATGGACTTGTAGAAGGTAACTTAAACTTTACAAGTTTTGCAGGACTATGGAAAAGCACACTGAAAGATCTTATCTCAGATACACTAAATGGTGGTAATCAATTGAACAGTATATTAGGTCAAATTGGTTCACTAACAGGTGGTGGATTCAATGGAGGCGTAAGTGGAATGTTTGGTGGATTATCAGGTTTTGCTACAAGTGTTGTAGGTGGTGTTAAAGACTTCTTTGGAGGCTTCTTTGCAGATGGTGGTAAACTTGGCGCAGGTAAGTTTGGTATTGCAGGAGAAGAAGGCGCTGAAATTATTTCAGGCCCAGCAAATATCACTCCAATGAATCAACTATCAGCACCGGCCGCTCCGCCGGTAAATATTACAATACAAAGTATAGATACTCAGACAGGAACAGAGTTCTTATTAAAGAACAAGAACCAAATTGAAGGTATTATACAAAATGCCTACAATAGACGTGGCAGACAGGGGATATATTAATGACATTGAATATTTTTACATATCCAAATGATTCAGGAACAGGTTACATTGATTCAGATTATTATGGAACTTCTACCACTGGTTGGTTAGGTAGAATGAATGAGTTGGTAGACGGAAACTACTTGGCGTGGGCAGGAACAAGTCCAACAGCAACACCAGCACAATTTGCAACAGCAACAGGTGAATTTAACAAAGCTATAGACAATCAAAGTGAATTAGATAATATGAGTATGTATGACATATGGTATTATCCTATTGTTACTATTGATAGTGAACAGATTTTAGCAAATTGTAGTAGTGTTAACGTAAATGATACACCAGGTGTAGATTTAAGTCCAAGTGAATTCAATATTAGCAGTTCAACTGGTAATGGTTTAGTAAATGGTGATGTAGTTAAATTAGATGGATTTGATGGAAGTATGTCAAACTACAACGGTTCAAGTTTCTTCTACAAAGATGCAGGTGGTGGAGTTGCTAATTTATACAGCAACAGTGATTTAACAACCAGTCCACTATTCATACCAGCAGGTATAGCAGATGTTCCTATTGAGTTTGTTTATCCTACAGCATATGATAGTACAAATGATGCTGTTCAAGTAAAACTATCAATGGGTGGCAATGGAGCATTGTATGATAATTTTAGCATTGACTTTGCTAACGCAGATGATGCCACAGTACCATATCAAAGTATGTTACATGATGGACCAGGTGGCACATATCAATTGTATATTGATAAAGTTACAGGTACTGATACATTTCAATTATATACAGATTCAGGTATGACTACACCATTAACATATGCAACATTCTTAACAACATATGGTACAACTACAGCAAGAGGTGCGTTAGATACACAATTAAGCAGAGCAAGTTTACCTCACTATAATATCACATCAGGTGGTGCTATAAGTAGTGTAAGATATTTTGATTCTACTGTAGGCGCCGCTAATCCAGATACAACACAAGGTTTGATCAAAGATAGTGGAGTGCGTAATCTAACACAAAATTCAATCATTGATTATAACACTGATGCTGACAACAACTATTTAGAAATTGAAAAGATTTTAGTTCATACATTTACAGATACTCAACGTATGGATTATCCAGGCAAAGGTTATTACAAACATCCTGTAAAAGATATAACAAGCACAACACCAAGTGTTCCAATAAACTGGAATCCAAACAATATGATACCAGCTACTATTGTAGGTGGAACACAACCAAGTGATTTAACAACTCATACATTCAACATATATGATAAAGATTTAGGAACAAGCACAAGTGTAGACTTCAGTAGTACAGCATTTACATTAGACAGTTTAGATGTTGTAAGCACAGCAAACAATGTACGTCCAGCAAATGGTGGACAAGCTGTTGATACAAGTTTAGATACATTTGATACTTGGACTACAAGCACATCAGGTCCTGAAATAAGAATGTTTGGTGTAGCAAGTTACAAAGTAAATGGCAACAACGTTACAACATTTTATTATGATGAAAGTTATGCAACATCAATACCTCTTATCAAAGGATTATTAGATATATTACAAACAAACAGTGGTGGTTTGTA